CATCTTTCGCAAACTGACCACGGCTGGGTACCTGCTGTAAGTTAGGGTGATTATAAGAAAAACGACCAGACACAGTACCACCAGTGTCAGACCTAATTTGATTAATATGTGCATGTATTCTGCCCTCCTGTGTATAATTCATCAATCCATGTAAAAATGTGCCACGTAATTTATTTAGTTCACGTGCTTGCATAATTAATCTTGGTAATTCATGCGGATGATCTGTTAAAAACATTTTTGTAAATGATGGTGAATTTGTCTTATCTGTTCTTTCGTAAGGTAAATTCATTGCATCAAATGCTTTCGCAATAGAAGCTGCTGCCCATATTTCTATGTTGAGCCCTGTTAAATCTTTAACACGTTTCATCAATTTTTTTTCTTTATTTCTAAATCTATCATTTAATGTTAAACATTTATCAACATCAAATCTAACACCACGACGTGTCATATGAAATATAACGTTAATTAATTTACACTCCACATCGTATACAGTTGTAAGATTATCTTTTACAATTTCCCAAGATAACTTTTCATGTAGCTTGTATGTAAGATCTGCATCAGCCTCTGCATACTCACCAACAAACATTGCTGGTAATTTATACATTTCTGACTTTGGATCCACACCAAATGCTTCTGCTGCTTCTCTTAATTTCTGTTCGTTTTTAAACTCACCTAAATATTCATGTACTATACTATTTAAAGTATATGAATATCTATTCTCATCTATTAAAGCTGCTGCT